AAGGCTTTTGCAATATACGCCACGGACGTTTGTACCAACATACCAGTCGGTACCGCAGGATTCCCGAAAGTAACCCGACGTCGAGTTGTAGGATTTCTCCACATTCGGCTTCATGCCGAAGGCCTTTAGAAGCCGTATAACCGGCCAATAGGCACAATCTCGAACGACAATATCGTCCCCGAACACGCCATAATTCATTGGCGTTAGCGGTCTTTCCCACTTAAAGGAGGCAACCTCTCCGGAGCTTTCATCGATACGCCACTTTAGTGTACGAGCCTCTTTAGTTAGAGGAAGCCCGAGACACTTGTAGACGGCTACTACTGCACACGCGAAGACGGCTGTTTGGAAGGGAAAGCACCATGCGTTTCCCATTGTCGCTAGCATGTCTAGCTGACAGACAGTACCGTCAGTCGAGTCCCCAATGACTGCAAGCTTAGACCTAGTGTATTCAAGCCACCTCATGGAGGCTTTTGGTACGTAGGTCTTTGCAAATCCGTAGGAGATATAATCCGAAGCGCTACTTAAATCGATAGTAGCAAAGGGGTCAGGTTCCCCGACTAAAGACCCAAGCCTCGCCAGCTCAGAATTTCGAGTTGGTTGAATAGCTAGGTCAATGTCGAAGCACTCCTTGAGCCTTCGCTCGAGTATGCGCTGGATCCCCTTCTGAAAAAACATATTCAGCAAGGGTTCGACTTTCACGAGCCGCGAGATTTTAGCGGTTTTCGGAACGGGGGTAATACGAACTGCTTCGCAACTAGCGAACGGCGGACCGTACCTCAGACTTCGGCTTAACTCCATGTCAAGGCGTTTTGGATCCGACCGCGCCCACTGATCATACAACTCAACCAGCAAGCTATTACTGCTTGTGAGGTAACCTTCGCCAAGTTTGGCGATAAAGGAGGTATCCTCTAAATAAGGGGTGGAACCCGGACCTACATCGACATTCGCCTCTATCGAGGCTAGGTCTAACAAGGGGTATCCGGCAGGAGTAAAGAAGTTATACATCTCCTGACGGAACTGACCAAGGATGATTTCATCGTAGGGACCGAGCTCG